CCGCTGTTCTTTAAGTACCCTGAAATATGCAGGATTTAATTGAAGGCTTCCTCCTAAAGAAGGCGCTGGGAATGTCTGGATTGTACCACGACAAGCAATTTCCGCATAATAATCAGGAGACGGGAGATTTTCTAATGCTAGGCCATATGTGGAAGTGAGATAAGTTCCTACCTCCTCATTAGCGAATGTAACAACCTGAACGGTTATCTGGATTGGAGAGGGCTCAGTATTTGCACTGAAAGCTAGTTCAAGCTTCATTGTGCCTACTTTGGCTCTTTGAACTGTTGAGATTTCACTCACAGAAAAAGAAGTAGGAGTGCCGGTTTGTGTTTGAGATGACACCCCGGGACCCCAACGATCCCATCCGGGGTATTGCGTTGGAAGAGCGATAGATGGTACATTCGCAGGCATGAGTGGAAACACTTGGGTTGGAGAAGTGTTTAAGACAACGGAATAGCCAATACGAACGGCTCCGTTATTGTAATATAAGCCTTGGGCTAGACTATATTTACCAGTACGTGGATTAAGTTTTGTATCAATATTATCCACTGTTTTAGCAAGAGCATTAATTTGGCGAGCTTGAGAGCTTGCAGACTTAGAACGCATTGAGCTTTTTTTAGCCCAATTAGTACGTTTCTGATTAGACGAAACACCACGCTTGCTTTTGTAAGCACGCGACTTGTTGTTATACCTTGACGGATTTGAAAACCCCATTATATAATAGGGTGAGAAAAAAATATTTGCCTAAATATTTATCGCGGTGCGTTTAATATGAAAGATTTAATATGTTTAGTAATATTATAATGGAGAATATAATAGTTCCGAACAGATCCGGAGTTGGAGGTAATACTATATCTCCAACTCCCCAAGTAAGTCCAGCTAAATACTGGGCTTTTACTCTGAATAACTACACAAAGGATGATATCCAGTTATTTAGGAATATTGATAGTTCCAAAGTTCCACGAATAGTATTTCAAGAAGAAATGGGGGAAAATGGAACACCACACCTACAAGGTGCTTTGATGTTTGCAACTAAAGGCAGACCCTTTACTTTACTACCACATAGGAGGACACACTGGGAAAAGAAGATGAATACTTCTACGGTGCCTCAGTTATTTAATTATGCCTGCAAAAATGCGACGCGGAGCGGAACGATATTCGCTAGGGGATGGGAATTACCATACGCTTTAAATCTTGACCTTTTCTTCTGGGAAAAGACAATATGCGATGAGATGGATGATGATGCTGATGACAGAATAATCAATTGGATTTGGGAACCAAATGGAGGGGTCGGGAAGACGACCTTTCAAAAATGGGTATTTATGAACTACGATAGAGTAGTGGTCCTTTCTGGAAAGGCTTCAGATATGAAAAATGGTATAGTAAACTATAAAGAGGAAAACGGATATTTACCTAAAATAATCCTTATTAATGTTCCGAGAAGTAATATAGAATATATAAGCTTCACAGGATTGGAAGAAATAAAAGATATGTTCTTCTTCTCAGGGAAATATGAGGGGGGGATGGTATGTGGAAAATGTCCACATGTATATATATTTGCTAACAGTGAGCCCGATAGGAGTCAAATGTCAGCGGACAGGTGGAATGTTAGACAAATAGCTTGTTTAAGATTAATATAGTGTTAAAAACATTCATTTTTAAGACTATAAAGACTCACCCCCACACAAGTGTGGGCGTGGCTTCGCTTTCATGCTTATAAAACAGCATGCCGAACTGCGTTGGGAGTTACTTTTGCCCATACATTATGCATGATGCAAATATGCTCATTGCTGGAGCCTCTAAATCTTCAGCGATGTTATCTGAAGTAACGAATAAGAAACGTTTGTTAGCCACACCATACGCATCGTCAGCCGACTCTAGCGTCCAATTACCACGGTCGCGAGAATTGATAACATTTCCCATAGGAATGTTCCATGAAATGGATTTGTAGGTGTCCTTTGCGTTTGTGACGTCAGTAGCGGTGGAGGTGTATGTGTCATTAGCCAATACGAACCGCTGTTCTTTAAGTACCCTGAAATATGCAGGATTTAATTGAAGGCTTCCTCCTAAAGAAGGCGCTGGGAATGTCTGGATT